TGTTCGGTTTCGTCGACGGTATAGGTACCTTTGTCCACCAGGCCGGTGTCGCTCCAGCCCAGCCACAACCGTAGCACCGCGCCCTTGGGCGGTATGGTCAGCAGGCCGTCGTGGTCGCTGAGGGTGATGCTGAGCTGGTCGGCCTCCACGCCGCGGTTGTCGGTCAGCTCCAGGCTCATCAGCCGCGGGCTGATCAACTGGGCGATGTCCAGGCCGTCGACGGTGAGCCGAAACGCCGGCACGGGTAGGCTGCGTCGCGGACGTAGCGTTCGGCGGTGTTGCGCAGGTAGCCGGTGACCTTGGAGATGATGGACTCGATCACAACAGACCTCGCAGGATGTTGACGCCGATGCTGGTACCGGCGCCGAGTAGGTCGATGCGGTCGTCGTCGGTGCGTTTCAAGCTCAGGGTGAATTCAATGCGCCGTGGGGTGCCGTCGCTGAAAAAAATGGTCTTGGTCTCGCTCAGGCTTTCGATTACCCACAGCCCGTAGATCCGCCCGGTGCCCTCGACCATGGGCCAGGCCTTGCCGGTGTTTGCCATCAGGCGAATGGGCGTCCAGGCTGAGCGCGCTGCCGGCCAGTTCGGGGAGGATGATGCCGGGGAGGGTGATGGCGTCATCGCCACGGCCCACGAACTGCCGCGCGGGCGCCGCGCCGATCCGGTTGTTGCTGGCGTGGCGCCAATCGGTCTGGCGCTGTAGTTCCTGGTAGGCGGCGGTTCTGAGGCTGAACACGAACATGCCGAGGGCCATCATCATGGTGGTTATTCCAGGTCAGAGAGTTTGCTGCGCTGGCGCGCTTTCTTTTCGTTTTCGATGCGGGCGAGGATGGCGCGCAGGCTCTTTTCCAGGCTTTGCATGTCTGTGCCAGGCCCTGCCGCGACGTCGATTTGGTACACGTCGTGGCTGTCGTAAACGACTGTCGGCGCTGCGCTACTGATCGGCGGCTTGGTGTCGACGGCAAATGCAGGCATGGCAGTGGCGCCCAGGGCAAGCGTGCCGGCGGCGGTCATTTGCTTGGTCATGCCGGTCAGGGCGTCCAGCGGGCCTTTTTGTCCAATCTCCAGCCCCTGGGTCAGGCCGGCCATGGTGAACCCGCCCAGCTCGGCGAAAACACGTGACGGGCTGTGGATGCCGAGCTTTTCCTTGAACCATCCGATGCTTGCGTCGCCGATTGAGCTGATCGCTGTTTTGACACTGCCCAGTCCTGCCATCAGCCCGTTGACTAGGCCATTGACGATCATGTTGCCGAACTCGGTAAAGCGGTTGGGCAGATCCACGCCCAGGTAACTCAGTACGGCGGCGAAGGCCTGGTAAATCAGGCCGATGGGGCTGAAATTGGCCAGCGTGTTGATGATGCTGATGATCCCGCCGTCGAACCCAGCCTTGATCTCCGTCCAGGCATTGGCGAAGTAGTTCTTCACCGCGTCCCAGTTCTTGTAGATCAGGTAGGCACCACCCGCCAATGCGGCGACAACGGCGGCAATGACCAGGACAATCGGGTTGGCCGACAGGCCCCACAACGCTATGCCGACGGTGCGAAGCGCGGTCACAAGCGGGCCGATCAGAATGCCGCCCAGCGTTCGCAGCACCGTGCCGAATACCTTGAAAATACCGATCACGCCGGGCAGGCGCAGGCCGAACATGGCCAGGCCGAATCGCAGGAACAGGAACGGTCCCAGGATGCCGGCGAGTGTTAAGGCGAGCCCGCCGAAAGCAGCTGACAACACCACCACACTGGCGACGATCTTCAATAGGGTAGCGGTCAATGCGGGGTTGGCTTTGACCCATCCATTGACCTTGTCCAGCACGCCGCCGATGGCGTCCATCACTTCGACCATAGTGGCCCGCACGGACTCACCTGCGCCGCTTTTGGTGTTGAACAGTTTGTTTTGCAGCACCTGCCAGCGACCTTCGATCGCATCGGCACGGATATCCATCTCGCGTTGCATGGAACCGTTGGCGGCAGCGTCATTGACCAGGTCGAGCTGACGTTTCAGCTCATCCAGGTTATTCACCAACTTGCCCGCGTCCTTGCCGAATTCCTTGCCAAAAATCCGCGTCGACACCTCTGTCTGTTGCTCAGGCGACAGTTTTTGATGCGGTTGAGGACGCCCATCAGCGTGCCCATGGCGTCCTTGCTCATGCCGCTTTGAACGGCTTTTGAGTCCAGGCCAACCATAGCCATGCCTTCCTGAAACTTTTTGCTCTGCATGGTGGCGATGGACAGTTCGCGAACCATCGCCCTGGAAGCGCTCGCGGCAACTTCAGGTGCAGAACCGAGTGACAGAAAGGTACTGCCCAGTGCCGCCGCCTTGCGGTAGTCGAGCTTGTCGGCCACATCGCTCATGCGGGTCAGGGTTTCAATGATGTCGCCGCCCTTGGAGCGGGTGTTGTCGTCTAGGTAGTTGAGCGCGTCACCCAGTGCGGAGATGTTCTTGATCGGCACCTTGTACAGGCCGGCGATCCGGCCCATGTCCTCGCCGACCTGCTCCGCCGGCAGCTCAAAGGCCACGGCAGCGGTGGCCGACACCTTCGCCATGGTCAGCAGGTTTTCCTTGCCCTGGATACCGGCCCGGGCCTGGGCTTCAACCAGGGCGGCAAACTCGGTGGTGGCGATGGGCATTTCGTTACTGGCCGCTTTGATCGCGTCAGCAAATTCGTAATAGGTCGCGGTGAGCTTGCCGTTGTTGTCCCGTGCGCCGTCGACCTGCTTGGCGACACCCATCATGGCGCTTTCGAAGTCGACGTAATCCTTGACCACCCCGATGACCGGGCGGCTGGCCGCGTACGCCACGCCGAGGCTGGAGCCACCGGCCACCGCCGCGTTGCCCGCAAACTGTTTACCCTTGTCGTAGGCGCCACGGGTCTCCGCCATGCGCTTCTGGCGGGCGCTCAGGGCAGTAAGGCGCTTGGTTTGTTCGCTGATACTCGTGTTGGCGGCGCTCATCTGCTCGCGCAGCTGGCGTTCGTGGGTACCCAGGTTCTTGGTGCTGATGCCGGCGTCGTAGAGCTTCGATCGCAGCCCTTGCAACTGAACGCTCTGTTGCTGGTGCTGCTGCTTGAGTCGGGTGGCCTCGCGCACTGCTGCCTGGAAGCTGCGGGTCATTGCCCTGGTCGGCGCGTCGGTGGCGGCGAGTTCCTGGCTGAGGGATTTGACTCGATCACGTGCAGCAGTGAGCGATGCACCGGTTTGTTCGGCTGCTGCTCGCTGAGCCCGCCAGGCGCTGACGTCTTTCTGTTGGGAGGTGAGTTCTTTCAGGCGGTCGCGAGCAGCCTTGAGGGCACGCGCTGTCTCGATGCCCCCTTCGCTGATGTGCTTCAGCGGGCGGGTTGCCTTGTCGATGGTACTGAGCAGCACCTGAAGTCTCAGATCATTTGCCATCGGTGGAGCTCCGCACCCTGGCGCGCTCGCGCCAGTCCATCAGTTCCTTCAGGCCCAACTGATCCATATCAGCCGGTGCCCAGTGAAAAACCACGGCCAGGTCGGCCATGGCGTCCTCTACGCAACGAGGGATGCGTCCGTCTTCATCGATTTCTGTAACAAAAAACCGCACACCTTGGTGCCGAGCGCGAACAGATCGGCAGGGTCCATCGACGTGACTTCAATGGCAGTGAGGGTTGGACTGCTGATGCGCGGCACCACCTTCACCAGGCTGTTGACGTCCATCTGCAACAGCTCGGACAGGCTCACGCCACGCAGTTCGCCCGAGTTGGGCTTGCGCAGGGTGATGCTGTCGATGCTGGTGGTGCCACGGCGGATTGGCGTGTCGAGGATGACGGTGTTGTCGTCGGCCAGTGGTTTCACGTCGGGTTGTTCGGTGGTTTCAGTCTTCATGGGTAAAGCTCCTGGTGATGAAGGGGGTTAGCGATCGATGCCGGCGATCAAAGGCCGATGGCGCTGCGCTGTTTCTCCAGCATGTCGACGCCGCCAACCTTCTCGATGAAATTCAGCAGGTCGATTTCGATGATGTCTTCGTTGTCGACGGTCAGCTTGTAGTAGCTGCAGGTGGTGGTGATGGAGTGCTCGGTGTCTTCACCAGGTGTGGCGTCACCCATTTCAATGGTTTCGTGACGGCCGCGAACGGTCACCTCTACAGCGCTGATTTCACCGGTGTCGTCCTGTTCAAAAGCGCCTGCGAAGCGCAGAGCAACACCTGAGGCATTCACCGTACCGAACTGCTTGAGGACGATCAGATCGAGGCCGCCGAGCTTCCATTCCAGCTGGATGCCGTCATCCGACATGCCCAGGTCAGCCTTGACTGGGCCGTTCATCCCGCCGCCGCGATAGGCTTCCATCTTGCGGCCCAGGGCGGGTAGGGTGAGCGACTTGGCTTTGCCTCTGTAAAGGTTGCCGTCGTTGAACAGGTTCATGTTTTTCAGCTTGTGGGGCAGGGCCATGGCGGTGGTCTCCGGGGTTATGGCACGGGGTTAACTCCCCTCGCGGGGAGGCCCGGTTTAAGCGTTGACTGCGGCGGCGAACTGCATCAAGTAGCGGTCGGTGATTCGCTGGCGCAGGGTGAGGTCTTCTAGCGGCGGCACTGGGGTGTAGTCGTAGTCGAGGGTCAGCTTGCCGGCCTTGAGGGTGTCTTTGTCGTTGATGTCTTCCGGGTACCAGCAGCTTCCGCCGATCAGGTAGCCCTGGGCGACCAGCTCGCGGAACTTGGCGTTGATCCCGTTGATGATGTCTTTGACCAGGGACGCGTGCAGTGGCTTGTCCATGGCCCACATGTGCGCCTCGGCCATGGTGTCGGCGAGGATCTGCGCGGTGCGGGTGTAGTTTTCAAACGCAAACAGCGGATCTGCGCTGCACGTACGGCTACCCCAGAAGCGGAAGCCGCCTTCGTTGATGAGAGTTGTGACCTCGTTGCTGTTGAGATAGTTTGCGTCGGTGGCCGGGTTTTGCAGATCCCAGAACACGTCGGCGCTGATTCCAGTCACCCCGTTAACGGCGACGTTGGAGAGGGTCTTGTGCCAGCCGATGTCTTTGTCGATCAGTGCCCGCAGGCCCAGCGCACGAGCCACTGCCGAGGCTGTAACGGTAGCGTTGGTGGCGGTGCTCCAGCTCTGGAACTCTGGCCAGATCACCATCACTTCACGGGCGCCGAAGTTCTCGCGATAGGCGACCACCTCTTCCTTGGTTTTGCAATTCCACGCACTGACGTAGGCGAAGGCGCGCAGGTCCTTGGCGATCGATACCAGTGCGGTGGCCACTGGCTGACTATCGAGGCCTGGCACACCGAGAATGCGTGGTGTCATGCCCACGCGGGCCTTGGCCGCGAGCAGAGCTTTCATGCCGGTGTATTTGCCGTCGGCGGTGGTGGTTCCGATCAGGGCGGTGGTGGTAGCAGCTGCGTCTGCGCCTTCCTTTACCCGCACCACGATGGTGTAGGGCTTAGTCTGGTCGGCAATGGCCTGCAGGCTCTTCGCCAGGGTGCCTTTGACGCCGGCTTTGGCGATGGCAGTTTGTACATTGGTCAGCAGGACAGGTGTGTCCAGAGGGAAAGCGAGCGGGTCCGCATCTTCAGCCGTACATACCAGGCCGATGACTGCGGTTGCGATGGTGCGAATGGGGCGGGTGCCGTCGTTGAGTTCGAGAACCCGCACGCCGTGGAGATAGTCTGAACCGGCCATGGGTGGTTGCCTGCGCTGTGATGAAATGACAGTGCACAGGCTGCCGCGCGCGCGCCGGATGGGCGAGCGGTGGGCCTTGTAAGAAGCGCTGTTACAGTTCGATAGGTATGTTAACGACCAGCCAATAGCGAACTATTTACGCGGAGTGCTGAGCAGCGCGGCGACATCTGGGTTTTGCGCAAGAAAGTCGGCCAACTTAGCGATCGGATCGTCTCTATCTGCTGGTTGTGGTCGATTGACGAGATCCCAACTGACGCCATTCCAACGCGGCCAGCGTTCGTCCGGAACTTCAACCGGCGGCGCTACGAAAGTGCTGTTGGCCGGCAGCAGATACACGCCTGGCTCCAATGGCGATTCGTCAGCCTGACTGTTGCTTTGATAGAGGCCTGCACGGTCGTAGTGGTAGGCGATCATGAGTGTGCTCCTCAAAATTTAATACATGCCAAAAGGGCAATGTTACGTGGCCGTGCTTCGGTACCACCACTGGTATTGACGGTAATGGCATGGTTATGGCTTCCCGCAGCTTCGATCGCCAACGTGTGGTTATGGTCGCCGGCTGACCCCATATTGCCGGTGATCCAGTCCGGCCATCCGCGTCCCTCTTCGAATCCTGTTTGGTTACCGCCATATGCGGTAGCAAGTGTGCCGCTGTGGGTGTGGGCCCCTGCATTATTGGTTGATCCAGTGTGAGTGTGATTACCCGCATCAGCTGCGGTAGCGCCGTGGCTGTGACTCTGGTTTGAACCGAGCTGGCCACTGCCGAGTTCGCGACCGCCATCTACGCCACGCCCATCATCCCACCCGCGTACGAACTCTCCGCGCAGGTCTGGTACGTTAAAAGTTGTGAACCCATCACCGCCCCCGTAGGTAGTGCCGACAGCGGCATACAGTTCTGCGTATACGCTGCGGCTGATGGCTGCACCATTGGCTTTAAGCCAACCAGCCGGTGCATTGCTACGTGCAAAGTGGCCGATGATTCCGACGGGTGCCATTTGCCGCGTTTCGGATTTGCTGAAGATCTCTAAGTTATCGCGGGCTTTGGCCTTGTCGAAGACATCAGCAAGATTTTGGCTACGTTCCAGCGGTGCTGGAGCGCTACCGGCCGGTTCATTGTTGACCAGCGTAATACGGGTGCCGGCCGCATAGCTCTGACCAAGGTGCAGACGCGTCGGAATATCCTGGTCGGCCGTCCATTCGATAGCACTTGTTCCGACGTCTATTCGTAGCCCTTCGATGTAAACCGCCAGGCCATAGGTGGTGGTTATTGAGAGGTCCACGACAGTCTGGTCTTGAGCCAGAATCTGCTTTTCAGCAACTGTGTCGACGGTAACGTTGATCGCGGAGGGGCTCTCCCATTTGAAGTCACCGTCCGCGTTGCTGGCTTTGCCAAGCAACTGCCCCACGGTTCCGCCGGGGATTACCTGAGCTGCGGTCATGTTGTTGATGACCCAGGCCTGCGAGGCAACCGCAACATTCGGGTCTACCATAAGTGTTACGACGCTAGCATTGCTGACCACAAACTCCAGACGCACAACTGCATCGGCAAAAGCGCCTTCAGATGCCGTCGGCTTGTAGGTCTCTGGCAAATTACCCACAGCAAACAGGGAGCCTGATGCATCGAACACACCAATCTCACGCATGACCCAACCGCCTGCACTGGCGGGAATGACCAACTCAACTGTGAAATGAGTGGGGTCATTGGGCGATTGATAGACACGGTTGACCGTATTGCGATACCGCTCGCGGATCAGACCCGTCTGCATCCAGTCGGGTGTCGTCGGTGAGCCGTTGCCGTCCCCTACCGCCATATGGATGAGGTTGATCGGCGTGCCACTGGCCTCAGCGCGTGCCATGGCGACTAGGCCGTATTGGGTATGAATGGTCTTAAATGCCATGCATCAAACTCCCGACATTGATCAAAGTGGCACAACGGCGAGGCCGATCAGGCCCGTCTCTTGTGACGTCTGTGAGGTAATAACGAACTCGAAAATGCTCCCAGCCGGCACATCGGATGGGTTACCTGATGCGAGTGAAGCGCCACTGGCATTTGCTGAAATGGTGAAGCTGCCAACCAATGTGCGCGTAGGCCACTTGGGTCGATAGAGCTCTACCGTGACGTCTTGCGCGATGATTTCTGTTAGGAATATCTGGAGGGTTGCACCATCGGACATTCGGGCTGGGCAATGCACAAAACCACGGGCATTTTTGGCATGGGGCACTACACCACGCTGTGTGAAAACGGCTTCCTGCGCGCGTGGACTCGGTGCGGCGTCGTCGAATACCAGGGCGCATGTCTTGTTGCTATAGGTGGTGTAATCACCGGTTTTTAGAAGACGAAACGCTCGCTGTGTTGATGTGCCTGCGCGCGCCACGGCGAAACCTGCAAGTGAAACGGCCGTGTCCGTACCTCCACCGATCAACAGCTTTCCACCCAGCACTCCTTCGATGTATTTGGTCGAAAGACGGCCTTCCACGGCGTCCAGTGTGACATCGATATAGCCTGAACCAGCCCCCGAAATTTTCCCAATGTAAGATTCGCGTGGGCGCAGGTTTGCAAGTTGGGACACTAGGTAGCTGTCTAGCGTCTTGCCAGTCCCTGCGAATTGGAAAATTTCAATTTCACCAATAGCGGCCTGCATGGCCGCCGAGGGGGCTATGCCTGTAAGCCGCGTATTGGCCCCTGTAGCACCCGGTGCGTAGGTCGTGAAACTCTGCGCGGCTGCATTGCCAATGGCAACATAGATCGGCTTCGAAGTGTCCACCAGGTTGAAGAACGTGGCGGGTCAACTGACAGGTCAAGATGACTTTGGCCAATTGACACCCATGTCGATAGGCGGAGTACTTTTTTGTAGGCCGGGTTGTCCCGG